CGATTAATTCACTTCTTGGAAGTCCTACCGGCAATTTACGCATAAGCCTTCCCGATCCGGTATTGTACGAAGCAGCGTTTGCTGTATGGCTTACCAACGGAACTAACCAAGCCAAGACTTCAATAATAGCTAGAGCAATAACCGGAACCAGTTATTGCGAGATTTCGCACTTTGAAAATGGAGATGCGTCTAGTCTTGCGAATCATGTCAAAGCAACCTCCCGACTCATTGTCAGTGGCACTTACTTCACTTCGTGAATCTAATCGCCACAAGTCTCCAGTTGGGGATGTCTGTGCTACAGAGCGCGATGGGGAACCCGTCGTTTTTGTGGCAGGGAGTGCTGGTGCGCTGTCTACCCGCTGCAATTACTGATGCTAACTCGGTTATCTCCGGTGGATTCCAAGACAACGTACAAGCGCGAGTGCTGGTTAAGTTTTCTGACTGGCGACTAGCTGACTCAACATTGGTAACCGTTGACGCTGCGGTCTGGTCTTGTGACGTTGGAGCTAACGCTGACCGGCTCCTGCAAGAGAGTGGAAGCTTTCTACTGCAAGAGAACACAGACCGTTTGCTTCTCACTTTTGGTAAGATGCTTCCGGTGGTAGGTCGCCTTCTCACTTACGACGGTCGCCAGATGCGGATTATGTCCGCAAAACGTGATGGCTCTGGAGCTTACTACGCTCTTGAACTCGGCTCTAAAACCAAATGACTCCAACCGTAACAGTTGATACGTCTCGGTTTGACGCTGCTTGGAAGGAGTACCTCCCCAAGACCAAGCGATCTCTTGCTGATGCGGTCAACGCTCGCACGTTTTTCTTGATGCTGCGTTTGTACTGCTTGTTGCCTCCAAAGTCTCCCCAAGCGGCTCGTAACAAGATTCTCGATTACTTCAATCGACCAGTTGGAGCGGATCGCTTTGACAAGAAGACCGGCAAGCGAGTGGGTAAATCTCGACAGTTGCGAGTGGTTCACTTAATCGCGCAAGCCAAGAACGCGAAGGCTGGAAAACCCGGTCTCTACGGTGCAGATATGCGAAAGGCTGCTGGAGCTTTACGCCGTCGCGCTGCTGGTTCTGTTGGATACCTCAAGTCATGCGTGACTAAAGCCATCAAGAAGCTGTCGCCATCCTTCCAACAATTTGGCGGAACTCGACGCGCAAAGAAGGGATCTGCTGGTGTAAAGTCCGTAGCAGGAAACGCTGCGTTGATCAATCTCGCCAATCAATACGGTCTGCCTCAAGAGAACGTCGCTATGCACAAAGGCTCTTCAGCCTATGCTTACAACGCCAAGTCTGGATTTAACCCATCGAGTCATGTCCGATTGAATATTGGATTGGCCGACAATCAGGTGGGAACCGTTGAAGGAATCTACTCAAAAGCCATGCAACAAGCTTACAACGATGAAGCCCGTGAGCTTGAAAATCACATTGCCGCAGCACTCCAAGCCGCTTTTGACGGATCTGAATCCAAAGGAATCACAGTAACATGAACGCTGTAGCTCTACGCACTGAACGCGCTCTTGTTGACTGGTTGTCCGCTGAAGACTGGTCAGAGTCTCCTATTGGTACTCCGACTTGCCTCACAAGCTATGGTCACGGCGCATTTGCGGACCAAGATCTAGAGGATCAGATGCCGAGCTTTCCGCGAATCGTTGTCCGCGCATCAACTGCGACTCCAGTTCATCCGATAGACCGCACTTGTGAGATAGACATAACCGCCACGCTCCAGTTGTCCGCAGACGATACCTCGGAGGTTCAAGCTCTGGCGGTTGTTCAAATCTTTGAGAATCTCCTGCAATACCTCTATGTTGACGGCAACATTGCGGAGTTAGACACACTCGACACTGATCCATCGGGAGGCTTTAACGCGCAATTCGCGGTTCCCGTAGATTTTGGCATCAACGACATCAGCGAAAGAGCTAGAACTTTTTCGCGATCCATGACAATTTTCGCAGCAGCAAACTCGATTTAACAACCCACAAACATGGCACAATCTAAAGGTCTAGCCCTAGTCTACGGATCTAAGGGGACGATTCAGCTTTTTAATCAAACCGGAGTCTTAACAACCCCACCACCGCCTCTTACTGGAGCAATCAGCACCATTGAAAGCTACGATGTAACGCATGAAGCGGACGTTGAGCAGATTAAGAACTCCGCTGGAAATGTCATTGCTCAGATTGCCGCTAATGAGAGAATCTCTCTCAATGTTACTTTTATCCCAAGCAGTTCAGTCGATGCCGCTACCGCTCTAACTTGCGCTTCTATGCCTAACGTTAATGGCTACGCGACTATTGCTGGTGCTGATGCTACGACTTACGGTGGTATTACCATCAACGGTGATTACATTTACTCCGGCGGCGGCAGCGTTAAGTTTACCTCAAGCGGCAAAGCAATGGTTACGATTACTCTAACCAAGTATCCTGCTGGTGGTCTGGCTGGTACCGCTACCGTTTACACTCTGTAATCGTGTCAGAACTTGCAAAGATACTCGCAGAGAGCGGACCTCCAGCACCAGTGGTGCTTGGGGTTAGACTCGTCCCCTACACTGTAGGTCATGCGATATTGCTGCAAAGACTACGATCTCCTTACGTTCTAGGGGGAGAGATTACATCTAATGATCTAGCGGAGGCTGTGCTTGTTTGCTCACAGCCTCCTCTGGAATCCATTAGATCAATCAAATCAGTCTGGAGGGATCTGTTCCTCTGGTTGTGGTCAAAACGGATTCAGCGAATGAATCTGATGGTTGAGTCCGACAAGTTCCAGTTGTGGCTCAAAGAGCAATCCACCGCTCCCGAGGTACTAATGGAAGCTGGAACTAAATCTAAGCGTCCTGCAATGCCGTGGACTGAACGAGTGCTTGTCGGTTGTCTCAATATCGGGATTGGACCAGACGATGCCGTCAGGATGCCTCTTGGTGACGCAGAAAGGCTGATTCTAGCTCACGCAGAGATGATGGGGCAGGTCCAGTTGTGGGACGATCAAAGCGAAGCCATTTGGCAAAACCAACAAGATAACTGATATGGGTATTCTCTCAATGTTGGTGAAGCTTGGAATTGATTCCACTCAATTTGAGATGGGCGTTAAACGCGCTCAAAGCATTGGTGAAAAGTTTGGAAACAGTTTTAAGAGTGCTGTCACCAGCAAGCTCGCTGGAGCTTTGTCTGTTGCCGCTGTTACCGGATTCGCTCATTCAGTTGCAGAAGCCGCTGATCGAGTTGGTGAACTTGCTGAACAGTTGAACATTTCAACTGATGACGTTCAAAAATTTCAAATGGCAGCAAATCTCTACGGAGTTAAATTTGAGGCTGTAGCCTCTGCCATTACTAGAATCAATGACGCAAGAACCGCTGCAATCTCAAACGATGGACCTCAAAGAGCAGCTTTTGAGAAGCTTGGCCTAAGCGTTCAAAACCTTTCAGACAGATCACTTGGAAGCGAGCAAGTGCTTATTGCTCTTGGAGAAAAATTAAACGCAAATCGAAACAACGCTGAGATGATGGCAGCGGCTGCGGATTTGCTTGGCTTAAAGCTTACAAAAGCAGCAATGGCAGCGGGAACAATCAAAGACTTAGGTCCAATTGATATGTTTAACGCTGAAGACATTAAGAACATTGAGAAATTCAACGATCAAATGGATTTGTTGATTAAGAAAACTCAAGTTCAATCTGTCTCTGCAACAAAAGCGTCTTACAATATCGCAAAACTTGCGTTTGATTTATTCAATCTAACAAATCTGGGTCAAGCAACAGCATTTCTTTCCAAACTTAGAGTAGCTCCTGCATCCTCACTATTGGCCGCAGATAAATTCCTCTCTCAAAGCGGTCCTTTAGATGCAACCAAAGACGGCAAAAAGGCGGATGATAAGTTTGTTCCTCCTGAAATGGTTTCAGCGAGAATCCAGTCAGAAAAGTTTTCTTTGAGAGGCTCTCAAGATTCACTTACTCGCATTGGCGGATTTACTGGATTTCAAAGCGGACAAGATCGGATGGTCATGCAAGCACTTGAGCAAACCATTCAGCTTAAGCTTATAGCAAAAAGCTCAGAGAAAACGGCTCAAGTAATCTCAAGAGACTAATATGGGAACAATAAAAACCAGCAACCAATTTCTTTCAGATGTAGAATTAGGATACATTGAAATATCTCGCGAATATAGCGGAGGTGATGGCACTGGCAGGCAAATAACCTATCGCTATCGCGGAAGCAAAGACGCTTTGCGGAATGCTTCTGTTAGTTGGGTTCTAGCTGGCGGTAAGTATCAGATAACAGAGAACGGACCTTATTCAGAGGCAACTGTAATATACTCTGGCACAAATTTTGATACAAACAACCCGACTGCTCCACCTCCCGCTAATGAAGAGGAGCCAAGCACTAGATACGAGTTCAGGACTGAGTACGTTGACTCTTCTTTGTTTGAATTGCCTACAGTAAGAGCAGAGGCAAAGCGTTACACTCAAACTATTGCTGGAAAAACTGAAGCTGACTATTTCACTTCAATCAAAAACGCTGCGGATGATCCTGTTAACAACAAGCTTGAATTTAATGTTGAGCGTTTTCCAATAGGATTCCAAATCTTTCAGCTTCTCAGCAGAGGACAGACAAGCTTCCAGACTTCTCGCTGTTCTCTTACAAAAATCTCATCCTATTCAGCCCGTAA